TCGAAGGCATCAACGGCGACACCCGCAACGTCCGTATCGCCGTCGATCTGCCCAAGGCCAAGGGCGGCCGCAGCTACAAGGGTCCGGCGGTGCTGACCGGCTATAACGTGAAGGTCGATAAGGGCGGCAAGGCCGCCACCGGCGACATGACCATCACGGGCGCCGGCAAGCTGGTCCGTACCGCCGCTGCGGCATGAGCGCCAACGCCGACATCACCTTCGCCTGGGCCGATGGGAAGAACTACAAGTTTGCCCTTCCCATCGGCCAGTTGGAGGAATTGCAGGAGGCGACCGGCGCCGGGCCGGAAGAACTCCTGCACCGGCTCACCATCCTGCCGGCGGAGCAGGGCGGCGCGATGGAAAGCATCCGCCTGGGCCTGCTGCGCCCAGGTCCGCGCGATCTGCGCGAGATCCTGCGCCTCGGCCTGATCGGTGGCGGCACCAAGCCCGACCGGGCCGCCATTATGGTGTCGCGTTATGTCGATGGCCGTCCCAGGCTGGAAAGCTACCTGCCCGCCCGCCTTGTCTTGAGCGCAGCGATCGTGGGCGTGCCCGGTGATCCGGTGGGAAAATCGGACGCGGGGGAGACGACACCGCCGACCGATCAGACAACCCAAAGCGTCTGATCACCTTCTCCGCGATCTATGGTGCCGGCGGCGCCATGGGTTGGACTGCATCCGAGATCCGCCGCTCCTCCTGGTGGCATTTTCAGGCCTGCCTTGACGGCTTTCTCCGCGCCAACGGTGCGGAAGACAAGCCGGAACCCATGTCCCTCAAGCAACTCGACGAGATGTTAGCCCGCAATGGCCGATGACCTTGAACGCCTGACCGCCATGATCGACGCCAACGACACGGCGCTGATGAATGCGTTCAAGCGCATGCAGGATGGCTTCGACAAGTCGCTTTCCAACTTCAACAAGAATGCCAATGCGATCGAGAAGCGCCAGGAGCAGCTTTCCCAGCGCCTGGCCAGCGGTGTCAGCAACCTGACCAAGGGGCTGCTCGCGGGCGTATCGCTGGTGGGGATTGAACGCTTTGTCGAATCCACCACCGAGATGGCGTCCGGCCTGAAGTCGGCCGCCGATACGCTAAAAGTCGGCACCGACGAACTGCAGGCCTGGGCGATCATCGCGCAGCGCGCCCATGTCGATCAGGGCAGCTTCAATGCCGACCTTGATACGTTCGGCAAGAATATGGGCAAGGCCGCCGTCGAGGGTGGCCAGTTGCGCAAGCTGTTCCAGGGCCTTGGTGTCGATATTCACGGCACCGTGACCGATGGGGTTTACAAGTTCGCCGACGCCATCCAGAAGACCAAGGATCCGCAGCAGCAGATTGCACTGGTAACGGCGGCCTGGGGCAAGAGTGCCGCCAATCTCACGCCGGTTCTGGCACGGGGCGGTGCCGCGCTGCGCGACCAGGTCGATCAGCTGCGCCAGGCCGGCTACATCATCGACCAGGAAGGCATCCGCAAGCTAGATGACCTGGGCAATAGCTGGGACGATCTCAAGCGCAAGCTGAGCGTGGCCGGCGCGGGCGTGCTGACCGGCTTCCTGGATCAGTTCTCGACCTTCGCGGGCGAGATCGGCAGTCCGGAATTCAAAGCCAATATGGAGTCCTTTGGCGGCAAGCTGGCAGAGATCGTTGGTCTTCTCGTCAAGCTTGGTCCCTACCTACCGCAAATTGCTGCGGGCGTTGCCGGCATGAAGGTGGGCGGTGCCATCGGCGGACTGTTCGGGCCAGGGTGGCGCATCGCCGGCCAGGTTATCGGCGCGGTTGCCGGTAGCGCTGGCATGGAAGCCTACTCGACGTTAACGCGGCCGCCCTATGAGGTTCGATCGTCTTCCGACGATCCGGGTCAGGTGGGTCGGTACAAGTGGGCCGTTCAGCATCGAGACTTTCTGCAAAAGCTGATCAAGGAAGGCAAGGCCACTGTCGCCGTCGAACAGGATCTGGCGCAGACGCTGGACCTGATCAAGGTGTTGGAAAGCAAGAATGACGATGTCATCGCCTATCTGAAGAAGAAGCCGGGTCAGACTGGCGGCACGCAGGACCATAGCGACCTTCTCAACAATCAGGTCGCCGGACAGAAGAAGTACCTGTCAGACCTGGCCTACCAGATCGCGCAGCAGCGCCGACAGGTCGAACAGCAGACCGGCAACGAGTCGCGCCATGCCGGCATCCAGGCGGACGATGCGCGGCGCGATGCGGTGAAGGCGCAGGATGACGCCCTGCTGCAGATGTCGCGGGGTGTCAGCGACTATTTCGACCTGCAGCGCAAGATCATCGACGAGATCGCGCGCCTCGATATCGGCTCGATCAATGAGCGCCGCGATGCGGACCTTGCCGCCATCCAGCAGCGCGAGGATGTCGACCTCGCCGCGATCGAGGATCGCCGCAAGAAGCAGCTTGCCGACGCGAAGGCGCAGGAACTGGGCGCGAAGCAACTTGCGGGCGCCACCAAGCTGATCAATGACGCGGCCGAAGCGGAGAAGACACAGACCGTCCAGTCCGCGGAAAGCCAGCGCACGGCGCTGCTTGATCAATCGGCATCCCGCGCCGCGACGATCCTGGCCAGGCAGAAGGCCGACATCCACCAGTCGCTGGAAGATCAGTACCAAACCCAGTCCGACATGATCGCGGTGGCGGAAACCGCGCGCAATGGTGTGGTCGATGTCGGCACTGCGCTCGTCATGAACTTCAACAGTGCCGGCGATGCGGTCAAATCGCTGATCGGCCAGTTAATCACCATGAGCCTGCAGATGGAGTTGTTGAAGCCGTTGGCGCGGTCTCTCTTCGGAGATACCGGCACGGTGGGCGGTGGGCTGCTGGGGGATATCTTCAATGCAGCGCCAGGCGCCGCTCGTGCGGGTGCCATCGGTGATGTCCTGTCAGGCTTGTGGCCGTTCAAGCTGGGCGGCGTGATGACGCCGCAGGGGTCTAAGCCGCTGCGCCGGTACAGCAAAGGCGGCGCGGCGTCTTCACCGCAATATGCCGAGTTCGGCGAGGGCAGCACAAACGAGGCGTTCATTCCGCTGCCCGATGGCCGCCGCGTTCCGGTGCGTGGGCAGTTCAACCTGAATATGCCCAACATGGCGCAATATCAGCGCCCTGTTCAGAACGCCAACACCTTCCGCATCGGCATCGATCTGACCGGCGCCAACGGCGATGAGGCGATCGCGCGGGCGGCGCAGCAGGCCGCCCAGGCTGGTGCGGAACTGGCGATCGCCCATGTGCAGCGCAATCTGGTGCCGATGTACCAGGAAGCCCAGGAACGCTTCTGATGACTGTCTATTGGCCCCGCACGCTGGCGCCGCTCAATTGCGACGTGAACCTTGCGCCACGTCCCGTGGGCGGCACGCCAGCCCTGGCTGGTGGCACGCAATGGGTGCAGTCCGAGGCAGGGGCGTGGGTGGTGAATTACGATTCCATCGCGGTGTCGTCACCGGCGGCGCGCAAGCTGTTCAAAGCTATGGCGCTTCAGATCAATGGGCCGGGCACGCCGATCGTGCTGCCGATCAGAAGCAGTGGTCTTGCGCCCTGGCCCGTTGTCGCTGGCCAGGACATCAAGTCATATGGGATGCTGCCTTTCAGCGATGGCAGCCGCTTTTCGGACGGATCCGGTTGGCGGCAGCCCGTGATCGCCGCCATGCTGTCCGGTGATGTCGGCATGGGTGACACGGCACTGACGATCCAGGTGGATGTTGGCGGCGAAGTCGAAGCCGGCATGGGTTTTTCCCTGCCCGGAGATCGCTATCACGAGATAGCGGCGGTGGGATCACGAACCGTTTCCGGATCGTCCGCTCTCTACGGTGTTTCGATCCTGCCCGAACTTCGTGCGGACTACGCTGCCGGCATGCTCTGCAATTTCGAACGTCCGACCCTGCTGGCCGAACTGGTGGACACCGACCAGATGCAACTGAAGGGCACCTATTCGAAGTTCGCCCAGCCATCGGTCCAGTTTCAGGAATATTTCGGATCATGAGTTTTTCCGAGACCGTGGCGGCCTCGCTGACCGGGGCGAAGATCCGCGCGGCGTTCTTGGTCGAAATGCAGTTCGTGTCGCAGGCCATGCGGCTGTCGAACCGCAATGCCGATCTAAAGACCAATGATGGCCGGATCTGGCGGGGGCTGAGGGGCCTTGGAAGCATCAGCGGTCTGGAGCGAGCCGTCGCCGGGACCGCGCCGCAGGCTGTCTTCTCGCTTTCCGGCGTGGCGCAGAATGTCCAGGCCGAAGAGCAGGGCGATCCATCGGATTACGTCAACCAGCCGATCGGCGTCTCGATCCAGTTCTTCACCGAGGATTGGGGGCTGCTGGATGCGCCCTATGCGATCTGGGGTGGCACTATGCAGACGGTGCAGGACACCTTCGCCTGGAATGGCGGCAGCAAGGCCTGGACGAGCATCTGCAGCCTGACGGCGGAAAGCTGGTTCATCGGACGCAGCCGCCCGCCTTATGCCTTTTACAGCCACAATGACCAGCAGCTTCGGTTTCCCGGCGATCTGGGGCTGCAATTCATGGCCATGCTGCAAAACATGGTCACGCGCTGGCCTAACATCTGAGATTCGACATGGTGATTTTTCAGGCGGAGACGCTGGACCAGTGTCTGGCGGATGCACTGCCGCATTTTGCAGGACATTTCCAGGCCGCCTGCCAGCACAAGGATGCCCTGAAGCTGCATCCAGATTTCGCCCGCTATTACCTGCTGGAAGAGCGTGGTCAGCTTTTGATCGTGACGGCGCGCGATCGCGGGGTGCTGGTTGGTTATGCCAGCTTCTTCATCGACCACCAGATTCACTATGCCAAGACCCGCTGGGCCGAGTCCGATATCTACTGGGTGCACCCCGATATGCGTGGGCAGGGTGTCTGGGGCGGCCTCCTGCAATTGGCCCAGTCGGAAGCCGTCCTGCGCGGCGTGAAGGTGTTCCGGGTGCGCTTGCCCCGTTTTCTGTCCGCCACGGCGCCCCGTCTTGAAGCAGCCGGATTCCTCGCGGGCGACACCATATACGAGAGGGCGCTTATCTGATGCCCGCGACGATCGGTGCCGCCATCACAACCGCGCTCAGCGTTAGCGCAACGGGCGCAACCGCGATCATCGGCGGGATCACTGTCAACACCGTTATTGGCAGTGCTGTGCTTATTGGTGCGGAGATCGGCCTTCAGGCTGCAATGGCGCCGTCCGTCAAGGCACAGCAGCAGCAGATCACCACCCGCCAGGCGATCCCAAGCCGGCGCAACTGGTATGGCCGCAACAAGGCCTCCGGGCCGCTGGCCTTCCAGCAGAGCAAGAACGGCAACCTCTACCAGGTCATTCTGCTCGCCAACCATCAGATCCGGTTTGTCGAGCACTGGATTGGCGACCGCCTGGTGACGCTGGACGGCGACGGCAAGGTCACGTCGCCCGACAGCATGCACCGGGGCGCGGAAACCGTCTTCCAGGTCATTGTCCATGACGGATCCAATGACCAGGCCGCCGATGCGCTTCTGATGTCGGTCTTTCCGGACCTGTGGACCGCGAACCACAGGCTGTGCGGCATCGCCTATGTGGTCTTCGTCCAATACGGTGTCCGCGCTAAGGAGTTCACCAGCTTCTATCCGGGCGGGCCGCAAAATTACCGGGCCGTCTTCGACGGCAAGAAGATCTGCGACCTTACCGATCCGGCGCAAAGCTGGGACGATCCGTCGAACTGGGATTTCGGCAATGATAATGCCGCCAACGTCCTGTGGGATTTCCATCTGGGCGCGGACGGCATGCGACTGCCCCCTGCCGCCCTGGTACCGGCGATCGCCGACTGGAAGGCGGAGGCTGCATTCGCAGCCGAGACCGTGCCGCTGAAGGCTGGCGGCACGACAGCGCGCTGGCGTCTGGCGGGCGGCTATGACCTGACCGACGCGCCCAAGACCACGTTGGGCAAGATGCTGTTGGCCTGTGATGGTGATGTCTTCGAGCGCGGCGACAGCGCCATCAGCTTGCGTCTGGGCCGTTGGGATGAACCCACGGTCACGATCGACGACACGGCCCTGATCGGATTTTCGCTGCCCAAGGGGGCGGGTCCGTTGCGGGTGGCGAACCAGATCCGCGCCACCTTCATCGATCCGAACAATGATTATCAGTCGATCGAGGCGCAGCCCTGGCGTGACGAAGACGACATCTCCTTCCGTGGCCTCAAGGATGCCGATCCGCTGGATCTCAGCTGGTGCCATATCCACAACCAGGCCCGGCGGGTGATGAAGATATGGTCCTATCGGAAGAATCCGGAGCGCGCCGGGCCGATCACCACCAACATGGCCGGCCTGCCGCTTTTCACGGAGCGGCGGCTTCGGCTCATCACCGCTCGCCGTCCTATCGACATGACCTGCGAGATCACTGGTTCGTTTGCGCTGGATCTCACCAGCATGACGATCAAGACGACGGTTTCCGCCATCACGGCTGCTGCCTATGCCTTCGACGCGGCCACGGAAGAGGGCGCCGTGCCGACGCCGGAGAGTCTGGCCCAGGATGGCGGCATCGAAGTTCCGGAGAATGTCGTTGCGGCGGCCAGCGGATCGGCGATCACGGTCTCATGCGACGAACCAGAAGACCGGGCCGATCTTCAGTTCCATGCGGAATATTCGGCAGACGCCGAAGTCTGGACCGCCATCTCAATTGCCGATGGTGCTTATAGCGGCGCCACCGGAACCATCGCCTTCGGCACTTATTCCGTACGGGCCTGGTTCAGTGCCCCTGCTGGCGCCGTCAGTGAATATGTCACCCGGTCCGGTGTCGTTATCGGCGGCGTTGCCGCGCCGGCGTCACCGTCGATCATATCGGCGGAGAATTCCGGCGGTACAGTCATGGTGACATGGCGATCGCCAAACGATAGCCGGGTAAGCCTGTGCCGGGCCTGGCGCGGTAGCGGAGATTTCGGCACCGCCACCGACATAACCGGCGCGATCTACTGCAGCCCAAACCAAATCCTGGCGATCAATGACGTGCCCGGTTCCGGAACCTGGAACTATTGGGTGACTGCCGAGAGCGCCACCGGAAGCGCATCAGATCCCGCCGGGCCATCAACTGTAACAGTCTAGGAGATGTTTTGATGAGTGACCTGTCAGATGCTTTTGCATCCGCATTTCGAGATTACGAGGTTGATGGTGTCGCATCGTCCGGCCCTCACCAACCGGTGAAGAGCGACATACGTGCGATCGGTACCATGCTGTCTTCCGTTCCAACTCTGGGTGGCGATAACACGCTGACTGGTAAGAACTCGATCAATGGGACGCTGGACGCCACCGCCGGCACGGTGAAGGTCGCGGCGGCTGTCGATCCATCGTCGCCGCCAACCCTGGCGCAGATGACCG